AACTGCTGGTGAAAATACAATCACACTTGATGCTTTTGATGCTGCTGATTTTGCAGTTGGTCAAATTATAGAATTTTATTCTGATGCTGGTCGTAATACTTTTGCAAGTGGACACGAGGGAATCAGATACGAAATATCTGCTCTTGATGCATCAGCAGAAACAATAACTATTAGACAATTAGATGACCCTGCTGGAAAAGGTTTAATTGCAGATTTAGCAAACGATTCATATATCACAAAATATTGGAGATTTTTTGATTTATTTGATGGAGAGCCTGGAACTTCAGACCACGCAACTGCAAAAGGTATTTCAGAAGATGAAATGCACATCGTAGTTTACGATTCTACTGGTGGTGTAACTGGATTTGATAATGATGTTGCTGGACAAAGAACAAGTTCTGTTATAGAAACATTCCCTTTTGTTTCTAAAAATCCAGAAGCAACTGACTCATCTGGTAATAATATTTTTTATGTAGATAGAATTTATGCAGAATCTCAATTCATATATGTTACAAATCACCCATCTGCAATGAAAGATGGTTCTGGTGATTGGGGTATTGTTCTTAAATCAGACTCTTCAGTACAAAGTGTTACTGCATATAACTTATTAGCAAGTGGTGCTGATGTAAATGCAATATCAACTTCTACTCTTACTGGTGGAACTGATGATTATGCAGTTACTGCTGGTGAACAATTAAGTGCATATAATCTTTTCAAAGATGCAGAGTCCGAAGATGTAAATTTAATCATGGCTGCAAAAGCAGGACAAGCACTTGCAAACAATCTGATTACTATTTCAGAGAACAGAAAAGACTGTATGACATTCATCTCACCAGAAAGAAGTGATGTAGTTGGTGTACCTAATCAAGAAACAATGACTGTAAATGTCAAAAACTTCTTTGATACATTAACTAGTTCTTCTTATGCAGTGTTCGATAGTGGATACAAATATATGTACGACAGATTCAATGATGTATATAGATATGTTCCATTAAATGGTGATGTTGCTGGACTTGTTGCACAAACAGAACAAGTTGCAGAAGCGTTCTTCTCGCCTGGTGGTTTTAACAGAGGACAAATTAAAGGTGTTGTAAAATTACCTTTTGTTCCAACACAAACACAAAGAGACACATTATATAAAGCAAGAATAAATCCAGTTGTTACTTTCCCAGGCCAAGGTACAATTTTATTTGGTGATAAAACTGGTCTTGCAAAACCAAGTGCTTTTGATAGAATAAATGTAAGAAGATTATTCATTATCTTAGAAAAAGCAATTGCGACTGCAGCTAAGTTTCAACTCTTTGAGTTCAATGATGAATTTACAAGAGCTCAGTTTAAAAACTTAGTAGAACCTTTCTTGAGAGATATTCAAGGTAAAAGAGGTCTTACTGATTTTAAAGTTGTTGCAGACGAAACAAATAATACTGGTGAAGTTATTGATAGAAATGAGTTTGTTGCAGATATTTTCATCAAACCTGCTCGTGCTATCAACTTTATCACTCTTAACTTTATCGCAGTTAGAACTGGGGTTGCATTTACAGAGGTAGGAGGATAAGATGGCAAACATTAATGATTTTAAAGCAAGACTTGCTGGTGGTGGTGCTCGTGCTAATCAGTTCAGAGTAATACTTCCTCCTCCAGTTGGAGTCGTAACTGCTGGTATTAATACTGAACAGTTTTCATTTTTATGTAAAGCTACAAGTTTACCAGGCCAAGAACTAACTGAAATCGCAGTTCCATTTAGAGGTAGAAATCTTTATGTCGCTGGTGAAAGAGAATTTGCAGAGTGGACTACTATGGTATTTAACGATACTGACTTTGCAATTCGTAGAGAAATGGAAAGATGGATGAATGGTATCAATGATACTGTAAACAATACTGGTGCAACCAATCCAGCTGATTACAGAGTAGATATGATTATTCAACAATTAGATAGAGATGACACTGTTTTACATCAGTATACTTTAGAAGGTTGCTTTCCAAGAGCTATCGGTGCAATAGAACTTGCATACGATACTAATGATGCGATTGAAGAGTTCGAAATTACATGGCGTTATGACACATTTAGAGTATCTGGTATCAATCTATAACTCTACTAAATAATATAAAGTAGGAGTTATTTATGGTTGATGTATTCGGTTTTGAAATAAAAAGAAAAGATAAAAGTCCCACCACTATTGTTGACCCATCATCTGATGATGGAACTTATGATGCAGTAAGTGGTGGATTTTATTCAGCAGTAATGGACACGGATGGTCGTTCTCGTACAGAAGATGACCTTATTCGTAGATATAGAGATATTGCAATACAACCAGAGTGTGATAGTGCAATAGAAGATATCGTAAGTGAAGCAATCGCTTCTGACGAAAGAGATATGTGTGTTTCTATATCTCTTGATAATTTAAAATATTCCCAAAATATTAAAAATAAAATTAGAGAAGAGTTTGAAAATGTTTTAAAACTTTTAGACTTTGATACTAAAGCACATGATATATTCAGAAGATGGTATGTTGATGGTAGAATATTCTATCACAAAGTTATCGATTCTAATAATCCAAGACAAGGTATTCAAAGTGTTAGATATGTTGACCCAAGAAAAATAAAAAAGATTAGGGAAACAGATAAAACTGGTAGTAAAGGTGTTGATGTTGTCAAAAAAGTTAAAGAGTATTATCTTTATAATGCTTCTGGTGGTGCTGTAAATAATGCAACCACTGGACTAAGATTAACATTAGATTCAGTAACATATTGTCCATCTGGACTTATTGATATGCACAAAGGAACTGTATTATCATATCTTAATAAAGCAATCAAACCAGTTAATCAATTAAGAATGATTGAAGATGCAGTTGTAATTTATCGTATATCAAGAGCTCCAGAAAGAAGAATATTTTATATTGATGTGGGTAACTTACCTAAAATAAAAGCAGAGCAATATCTCAGAGATGTTATGAATCGTTATCGTAACAAACTTGTTTACGATGCATCTACTGGTGAGATTCGTGACGATAGAAATCAAATGAGTATGTTAGAAGATTTTTGGTTACCAAGAAGAGAGGGTGGTAGAGGAACAGAGATTACTACATTGCCTGGTGGTTCTAATCTAGGTGAGATAGATGATATTACATACTTCCAAAGAAAGTTATATCGTTCATTGAATGTTCCAATATCAAGATTAGAAGCTGAACAAAACTTTTCATTAGGTAGGTCAACAGAGATTACAAGAGACGAACTTAAATTTACAAAGTTTGTTGCAAGACTAAGAAAAAAATTCTCTGTCATATTTACCGATATGTTAAGAACACAACTAGTATTAAAGGGTGTTATCGCAGACGAAGAATGGAAAGATATGAAAGAACATATTCAATATGATTTCTTACAAGATAATAACTTTACAGAACTTAAAAATGCAGAACTTATGAAAGAAAGACTTGAAATGTTAGGACAAGTTGAAAGTTATGTAGGTCAATACTTTTCTAAAAGTTGGGTAAAGAAGAATGTGTTAAAATTCACTGACGAAGAAATAGAAGAAATGGATAACGAAATGGAACAAGAAGAAGGTGGAGATGAGGAAGATATGAATATGAGTGAAAATAAAGGAGCTAATAATGAGCAAAGAAAAAATAAATAATATGATAGACAACATTATGGATAAGGATAATATAGGTGCAGAGTCTGAATTTAAATCTGTAATGTCTGATAAAGTTGGTCAAAAGTTAGAGGATGAAAGAAAAATTGTATCTAAAGATATGATTACTAAACATATTCCACAACCAGAGACAGAAGATGATGAGATTTGATAATCTATACTCAACAATTATAGAAAAAGATGAACATAAAAAAACCACTGAGTATAAAAAATTATCACCTAAAATGAAGAAGTCAGTTGATTTCATTTTTCAACAAATGGATGCAAAACCCTCTGACTTTATAAATAGTTTTGAGAAAACAATAAATAACGCAGTAAAGAAGTTTAAAGTATCAAAAGATGAACTTATGGGTTATTTTGAAAAAGAAATGTTAACAATAGGAAAGTAATATGGCTTTTACAGTAAGAAATCTAAAAGATACAGATTTTGAAACAGTAGTTCTTGTTCTTATTACTGGAACAAACGGAACTGCAACTGAAGTTGTAGATGCATCTGGACTTGCTGGAGCCTCAACAGACCCTAGACTTGCGATTGTATCTTGCAACTGGAGTGTAAGTTCTACTACTGAAATAGAATTTCATGCAACATCTAACACAACTGCACTTACATTAAATGGTAATGGTAATTTTAATATCGGTAGTCAACAACTACCACCAATTACTAATAACGCTGGAAGTGGTATATCTGGTGATATACATATGGAAAATGATGCTGCTTGTGTTGGTTATGTGTTAATGAAATTAAGAAAAGTTTCTGGTTATAATAACATCACATAAGGAAGAGTTATGAAATTAATATCTGAAACATTAGAAGATGTAAAATTTCTTAAAGAGGAAGACGAAAAAGGTAAATCTTATAAAATTAAAGGTATCTTTATGCAAGGTGACATAAAGAATCGAAATGGTAGAGTTTACCCAGTAGATGTTCTCAAGAATGAAGTTGATAACTATAATAAAAAATTTGTTTCACAAAATAGAGCATATGGTGAACTAGGTCACCCAGAGGGCCCAACTGTCAATTTAGATAGAGTATCGCATATGGTTACATCATTGAAACAAGATGGTTCAAATTTTATAGGTGAAGCAAAGATAATGAATACACCTATGGGTAAAATAGTAAAGAATATCATGGATGAGGGAGGAACACTTGGTGTTTCATCAAGAGGCATGGGTAGTTTAGAACAGAAAAATGGTGCAAACTATGTTAAACCAGACTTTATGTTAGCTGCAGCTGCTGATATAGTTGCAGACCCTTCTGCACCAAATGCTTTTGTACAAGGTATTATGGAGGGTAAAGAGTGGGTATGGAACAACGGACTTCTAAAAGAAGTTCAATTAGAAGAAATAGTAGACGATATTCAAGAGGGAGTGCGTAAAAAAACTCCTAATATTGAAGCACTTGCGTTTGCAAAGTTTCTTAAAAAGTTATAAAACTATAAATAAATATGAATATAACAAGGAGATAACCAATGGCCGATTTAGACCAAACTATTGAGGAATTGGAAAAGGAAGTTAAGGCAGAATTAGAGGAAGCAGCTCACGATGCTCCTACTAAAGGTTCTGGTAAAGCAGACCCTATGCCTAAAATGAAAAATGGTGAAAAACCAGAAGAAGTTCCTGGCCCAACCCCAGAAAAAGATGCAAATATGTCTGGAAAACCAGATGCATCTAAAAAAGTTAAAAAAGACGCATCTGCTCCAACTAAGGGTGCAGTTCCTCCAGAAAAGGGAGACAAAATGAAAGAAGGATTTACTGACGAAGAAGTAAGAGCATTATGTCATACTAAAGACCATGACTGTGCTACTGTTGTTGAACATCCAGTATGGGGTAAGGGTAAACCTCTTCATTCTTCACACGCAATTCCAGATGATGACGGATATGTTGCGTGGTATGATGTTACTTTCAAACATGGTATCGAAAGAAATGTTATGGCTGAAGATATGACTATCATTGAAAAAGAACATCATGAAGAAAAAGACCCAAAAAAAATGAAAAAAGATGAACTTATCATGGCTATGAAAGACATGACTACTGACAAACATACAAAAGAAGAGTTAATCGCCATGTATAATGGTATGAAAAAGGGTATGGAAAAACCAGATGAAGATGCTCATATGGGTGGCGATAAACCAAAAGATGATGATGAAGAAATGGACGAAAAGCTTAAGAAAGAATACTACAAAGTTGATGTAGATGCTGATGTAAAAGCGTTGACAGAAGGTGAAAACTTCTCTGACGAGTTCAAAACAAAAGCAAAAACAATCTTTGAAGCTGCAGTTTCTTCTAAAATCGCAAGTATTGAAGATATATTGATGAAAAGTCATAATCAAAAACTTGCAGAGGCAAAAGAAGATATGGTTGACAAAGTTGATGCATATCTAAACTATGTTACTGAAGAGTGGAAAAAAGAAAACGAACTAGCAATTGAAAGAGGACTCAAAGGAGAAATCGCTGAGGACTTTATTACTGGTTTGAAATCTCTTTTCGAAGACCACTATATTGATGTTCCAGATGAGAAGTATGATATTCTGGAAGCACAATCTTTAGAAATAGACGAACTAAAAAAGAAAGTTAACGATTTAATGGAAAGTGGTAAAACACATTCTAACAGAATCGGTGAACTTGTTAGAGAATCTATGATTACTGAAGTATCAAAAGACTTAACAGAAACTGGAAAAGAAAAGTTTAAATCTTTGACAGAAGATGTCGAGTTTACTGATGAAAAAGGATTCAAAGATAAACTCTCTACTTTAAAAAATTCTTACTTCCCTTCTGAAGAGAAGAAAGAAGAAGTGTTGTCCGAAGATACAAATACAAACGAAGTTGATTCTTCAGATGCAATGGCGGCATATACGGCTGCGATTCAAAAAACCCACAAAAGGGCGATGAATTAATAAATATTATAAATATTATTAAACATAAAAGGAGAAACTAAATGTTTCAAACACAATCATTACAAGAAAAGTGGCAGCCCGTTTTAGACCATCCAGATTTACCAAAAATCGGAGATGCGTATAGAAGAGCCGTTACCACTGTTATACTCGAAAACCAAGAGAAAGCACTCAGAGAAGATGCTGCTTTCTTATCAGAAGCAGTTCCAGTTAACGCAACTGCAGCTGGTGCTAATCCAATGGCAAATTGGAATCCAATTTTGATTTCACTTGTCAGAAGAGCTATGCCTAATTTGATTGCATATGACATTTGTGGTGTGCAACCAATGACTGGCCCAACTGGTTTAATCTTTGCAATGCGTTCAAGATTTAATGACCAGTCTGGTGCAGAAGCATTAGTAGATGAAGCAGATGGCGAATTTTCTGCTGATAACAGTTCATCTGGACTATCATCTGCACAACAAGGAACTAACCCAAGTGTATTAAATGATTCACCAGAAGGTACTTATACTTTCACACAAGGTATGACTACTGCACAGGCTGAAGCATTAGGTGACAGTTCTCAAAACAGATTCGCTCAAATGGCGTTCTCTATTGAGAAATCAACTGTAACTGCAAAGTCAAGAGCACTTAAAGCAGAATACACTATGGAACTTGCACAAGACTTAAAAGCAATTCATGGTCTTGATGCAGAAACAGAACTTGCAAACATCCTTTCTGCTGAAATTCTTGCAGAAATCAATAGGGAAGTAGTAAGAAGAATTTACAGAACTGCTGTAGAAGGTGCAGCTGTAAATACAACTACTGCTGGTACTTTTGACTTAGATACAGATTCAAATGGTAGATGGTCTGTTGAAAAATTCAAAGGTCTAATGTTCCAGATTGAAAGAGATGCAAATGCAATCGGTCAAAAGACAAGAAGAGGAAAAGGTAACATCTTATTAGTAAGTGCTGATGTTGCTTCTGCTCTACAAATGGCAGGTATCTTAGATTACCAGTCTGCATTAAACAACAATCTACAAGTAGATGACACTCAAAACACTTTTGCTGGTGTATTGAATGGTCGTTACAGAGTATATGTTGACCCATATGCTGCGAATATAGCTGCAAGTCAATACTATGTTGTTGGATATAAAGGTACTTCACCTTACGATGCTGGTACTTTCTACTGCCCATATGTTCCACTACAAATGGTGAGAGCAGTTGGTGAGCAAACTTTCCAACCAAAAATTGGTTTCAAAACTAGATATGGTATGATTGATAACCCATTCGCAGTTGACGCTGGTGCGTTAGCTGATAATAACGATGCTGGTTCTTCAAATACTGCATTTACTAAAGAAACTAACCAATATTACAGAAGAGTTAAAGTTGCTAACTTAATGTAATCAAACTACCACACCACGAAAAAGGGGAGTTCGCTCCCCTTTTTTTTTGATATAAATAATAGTATGACAGACTTATCAGCAATAAATCGACAACCAAAAGTAATAGATTATTCTGCACCAACGCAGTATAGATTTACTATTTTACAATTACCTAAAGTTCAGTTTTTTACTACTGCGTGTAATGTCCCAGGCATTAACATGGGTGAAGCATTATTTCCTACACCTTTTAAAGACATACCAGTCTTACCAGATAAGATTACATATGAAAATTTAGAGATTACATTTTTAGTAGATGAAAATTTAGAAAACTATCAAGAGCTACATAGATGGATTCGTGCAATAGGTTTTCCTAAAGAACGAACTGAATTTAAAAATTTCAGAGAAGATAATGTAGATAGATTTCCTACTGGAAACACTAAAAGTACACCATCAGATAGTGTAAAACCTAGAACCTCTGATAGTGCAATGTACTCTGATGCAACACTTACAATATTATCTAATAAAAATAATCCAGTTGTAAATATATTATTTTCTAATGTGTATCCAGTATCTTTATCTTCATTACAATATACAAATGATTCAACAGATACGGAATATTTAAGTGCAACTGCAACATTCCAATATCAAATATATGATTTTGAAAATTTAAAAAAACCTTGACAATATTTACATTATAGTATATAATATCGTATGGACTTACAAAAAATACAAGAAATGTTTGACAAAGACTCTAAGATTGATGAGACTAATATCAATCTAGAAGAAACTAGGTCGCCTGCACTACTTAATAAATATTTGAAGTTATATAGTAATTTTAGATTAATGTTAAGTAAAGCAGAAAGTGATATGAAGATGTTACGAAAACAAAAATGGGAATACTATTCTGGTAAATCTGAAAAACCATTTGAATTAAAAATATTAAGACAAGACATTCCTACATATCTTGAATCAGATGAAGATATGATTAAACTACAATCTAAGTTAGATTATCTAAAAGTAGTATCAAGTTATCTAGAACATATAATTAAAAATTTACATAGTAGAGGGTTTCAATTAAGAAACATTACTACTTGGATAAAATATACGGAAGGTGCATTATGATAACAGACAATCATTATTATTATTTTAAAAGTGCATTAAATGACCAACAATGTAATGCAATTATTGAAAGAGGACTGTCAGATATGACAGTGACGGAACAACAAAGAGGTAAAAGTGCAACTGATGCTACCACTTTTGATTTTAGACAAAAAGGTGGTGAAACATCTAATGCTGGTAATATTGCACAAAATCATTTGACTGCACAAGGTAGAAGAAAAAAAGGCATCAAAGAAGAAGATGTTTATGTTAGAGATACTAAAGTTGGGTGGTTAGCAGATAAATGGATATATGATTTGATACACCCATATATACGAGAAGCGAATCAAAAAGCAAACTGGAATTATGAATGGGATTTTTCTGAAACTTGTCAATTCACAGTATACAATCCAGGCC